ATAATAACTGCACCATCAATATCGCCAGTTAAGTCAGCTGTTACAGTAGAGAAAGTTACATTATCTGTTGTACCAACTGATTGTCCTATTGCTATTTCGCCAGAAGTTACAGTAACACCTGTACCACCTGTTACATAGCTATCTATTTCAGTATCAACTCTTGCGTTAGTAAAGTAGAGATTAGTTCCCTCTGAAAGGTTTGTAGTTGATTTTGTAGCCAACCTAGTGTCAAAATCTGTATTGTGTCTAGCAGTTGTATAGTAAAGGTTGGTTGCGCCCTCAGATAAATCGTCAGTATCGTGATTACTAATATCGCTTACAGTTCCTGTTACATTTCCAGTTAATGCACCAATAAATGTTCCAGCTACAAAACTCTCGGATCCAACAGTCCATCTATCATTTGTTTCGTCCCAGATCAATGTTTTGTTTGCGTCATCGCCTCTTTCTATTTCTATACCTGCGTTTTCACTAGCTGATCCTGTAGCATTTGAGTTAAATACAATTATGTTATCTGCAAGTTCTATTGTTTCTGTGTTAACAGTTGTAGTGGTACCTGAAACTGTGAGATTTCCTGAAACTGTAAGATCGTTAAATGTTACATTAGAGCTTGTACTTACAGCCTGACCAATACTTATTTCGCCAGAACTTAATGTAACACCTGTTCCAGCAGAGAAATGCGCCCTTACTTCAGAGGCACTTGGTCCAGTATATGTGAAAACACCTGTTGATGAATTGTATGACAATGATCCATCACCACCACTATCTGTAACTGATACAGAGGCTCTAGCTCTTGTGTCTGTGTAGTATAAGTTAGAAGATCCTTCTGCTAAATCATCTGTGTCACTCGCAGATAGTGATGTTCCTTGTACAGAAACTACTGCATCTCCACCCATTCCTGAGTGTGCAGAACAATAATAATAAAGTGTGTCAGGCGTAGCTGCATTGACAATTATTTGAGTATAAGCGCCTGAAGAACCTGGAGATCCGTTTGTTGTGACATTGGTTGTGTAAGAAGATCCTGAATTATGAGTACCATCTTTAGTTGTAGATAGTACTAATGGATGTCCTCCGTTAGAACCATCACTTTGATCAAATCTGTATGTTATGCCAGGTATTAATTGAATACTTGCAGCAGTTTCTCCATCTAAGTGATATTTATTACCACTTACATTCGCTACTGTAACTGCAAATTCAATGATTGGAGTGTTATCTTCAAAATTTATTGTTTTATTGGTTATTGTGTCCGTGCTAGTCGGAGTAAAATCTGCTGTCAAAGATCCTGAAGAATAAGTTAGTCCAGATCCAATTTCATTTTCACCAATTAACTCAACCCAATTACCTGCATGTGCGTAGTAGGCTCTGCCTGTTGCGTGAACATGAGCAAACATACCATGATAAGTTGATGCACTTGGTAAGTCACCTACATTTGAATATATGTTTGCAAATAGGACTTTTTGTCCATTCATATCTAGATCAGAAGTATTATCGAAAGCTATTGTGCCTGAGCTAAAGCTGATGTTTGTACCACCACTAAAACTTGATAGTGTAGTAAATGCTGATGTAGAATTATCGTAATTAGCTAAATCATTATCTACTACAAAGTCAAAATTATTATTTGTGTCATCATAAGTTACAGTTATAAGAGTTTGTGTACCCATTGTTAGTGCAGTACCTAAAGCATCCTGCGCTCTTTCATTTGTAAAGTAAAGATTTGTAGAACCCTCAGACAAATCATCTGTATCATTATTTGATAGATTATCTTCAGTTGCTGCAATAGTAAGTGTTCCTGCTGTGTCGTCATAAGTTAAAGTTATGTTTGATCCTGCTGTTAATAAAGCGTTTACTTGATCATCAACTCTTTCATTTGTGAAATATAAATTAGTCGATCCTTCAGTTAAATCATCTGTTGTAGCAGCAGCAATCCTAGCGTCTGCTCTCGCATCTGTATAATAAAGATTTGTACCTTCTGATAGATCAGAGGTAGATTTACCTGTAAAAGCTGTGTCAAATCTTGCTGTAGTGTAATAAAGGTTAGTTCCTTCTGATAAATCTGAAGTACTGTGGTTAGCAATACTAGATACTGTACCTGTAACATCACCGGTTAAGTCACCTTCAATGTTTGCTAATAATGTACCTAATGCATAACCTGTTCCGGTTATGTCTACAGTTGTAGTAGGTTCACTTTGCAACCCATGAAACAATCTAAACTTGTCAGATTGTGATGCGTCCCAAACTAAACCACCATATTTTGTTGTAGAAGATTGTACATACTTACCATAAAAACCAAAATCAGCAGAGTTTCCTGTGTTATTATCAGCATATCTAACTAGTGGATCATCAATAGTGACTGTAGTTGAATTAACTGTAGTAGTAGTTCCACTAACTGTTAAATCTCCTGTAATAGTTGCATCACCATCAATGCTTATTGCACTAGAAGTTATGTCGTCAGATGTTAAAGTTCCGTCTACTTGAACATTATTAAATTGAACATTGTCAGTAGTTCCTACTGCTTGCCCAATACTAAATTCACCTGAAGAGTAAGAAATTCCTGTGCCTGCTGATAAATGTGCTTGAACTTCACTTGCGCTAGGTCCTGTATAAGTTATAACACCTGTTGATGAGTTATAAGCTAGTGATCCATCTCCACCTGAGTCTGTGACTGAAACAGATGCTCTTGCTCTACTATCTGTGTAATAAAGATTACTTGAACCTTCTGTTAAATTGTCAGTTGTTTTTGTTGCTAATCTTGTATCAAACCTTGTATCGGTATAGTAAAGATTTGAACTTCCTTCAGAAACATTATCAGTATCAAACTCTGAAAAGTCTATACTGAGTGTTCCAGAAGATTCTGTTATACCTGTTCCACCTGTTAAGTAAGTAGAAACTCTAGCGTCTGTGTAGTAAAGATTAGTTCCTTCGCTTAAATCACTTGTAGATTTACCTGAGAAAGCAGAATCAAACCTTGCAGTTGTATAGAAAAGATTAGAACCTTCTGTTATATCCCCTGTATCAAATTCTGAAAAATCTAGAGCTAATGTTAAAGTGTTAGCAGTATCATCATAGGTAGAGGAAAGACCTGTACCACCTACGACTAATCCATTTACTATATCTTCAAGGGAATCTTCAACTTCAGTTAAATCAACAGATAAAGTTAATTGATTGTTTGTATCATCGTATGATATATCGATACCACTTGTTGTGGAATCAATAAGCAAAGCACCTACTCTGTCATCTACTCTTTCGTTTGTGAAGTATAAGTTAGTGCTACCCTCTGATAAATTATCAGTATCTTTTGTAGCTAGTCGAGTATCAAAAGCACTATTAACCCTTGCATCTGTGTAATAAAGGTTAGTACTGCCTTCTGATAGGTCGTCTGTATCGAATGATGACATTGTGACAGCTACAGTAGGTGTTTGTGCCTCACCTGAAGTAGCGCTTACAGATATACCTGTTCCTGCAACTAAATTTTGTACAAAGTCACCAACTGTATCAGTTGCTAAATCTATTGGATCATTTACCCAAGAAGATCCGTTATATCTTAAAACATCTCCATTAGCTAAACTTGTAAAACCTACATCACTTAGATCTGCGATACTTGCTGCTGTAATCCTGGCATCAGCTCTTGCATTTGTATAATATAAATTAGTAGAACCTTCTGTAATGCTGTCCGTATCAAACTCAGTAAAATCTACTGAACCTGTAACAGTCCCAGATCCTTCTGTAAGTGTTATTCCTGTGCCACCTGTAAATGTGACTGTGCCACCTAATGCAACATCGGTTGAGTTAGATCCATCTGTGACTGTTATAGAACTATTACTAAATGCAGAGTTTGGAATATTAGTAAATGTGTTAGATGCACCACTAAGTGTTTTGTTTGTAAGTGTATCTGTAGAGGTTCTTGTTATTATTTCGTCATATGACTGATTCTCTCCTAAAACCCAACGATTTGTAGATACATCATAAAATATTCTTGCATCATCAGTATCTGAAGTTTCTACAATAATACCTGCATCAACTTCGCTGTTACCTGTGTTAAGTTTTACGAAAGCATCATCAACTACAATGACTTCTGCTGTTGTATTTAAAAACTCTCCCTGAACATCAAGATTGCCTTGAATTGTAACTGATCCTGAGGTAGTCAAACCTGTAAATGTTGGGCTATCTCCTGTACCTAAACCTAAACTATCTCTTGCAGTTGATCCTGACTCAACAATCCATTGTGTACCATCTGATACAATAAACGAACCATCTGAATGTACTAGATTTCCTAATGTTGTTAAATCAACATCATATGCTTGTACATTAGAACCAATCTGTAAACCTAGACCAATTCTAAGATCTGCTAAAGAAGAGTAAGATCCACCTGTACCACCATCAGCTAAACCTATAAAATCTGCTGATTGAAATTCAGCAAAACCATCAGGATTACCATCCCCATCATAATTCAGCCTTATTGGATCTTTTTCTGCCATTATTCACCCATGTTTATATCTTGTATTTCTGTGCTACCATTTGCTAATGTTGATGTCAAAATCAAAGACTTTCCGTCTGTAGTCGGAGGCATTACAATCCTAGATAGTGTTGATCCATCAGATTGCAAAACTTCAACAGCTCTTGTACTCATAGCTACTGTAGAACCTCCACCATTAACTGATGCTGTAGTAGTTACAGGTATAAAATGATTTTTTAAAGGAACACCACTACCTGAACCTCCACTAAGCACTAATGGCATTTTACCACTATGACTATGAGTTATCGGTATCTTGGCATTCAAAGTAACAGATCTAGCACTTGAGTCAGTAATAATATCTAACTTACCATCTCTTTCAACTCTAGTAATTGAAGGACTTGCTGTGTCTAAACTTAAAGTATCTGTTGTACTAGCAGCTGTAATAGTAGTCTGATTTGGTGCAGAAACACTCTTAAATATATCTTGAGTGCCTGTACCTGATGATGTGGATGCTATTGTGATTTGATCGTTGTTAGCATCTGCGCTAAGGGTAATTCCTGAACCTGCAATAAAAGTTAAAGTATCTGTTTCTCCGTCTGCCTCTAAATTTGATCCACTAGCAGATCCAGATCCTGAAGTTACTGCAAATGTTGAAAATGCATTAGCAGCAGTATTTGTATTTGATATTGTTATTTTTTTAGGACTAGAACTAGTATTAGTTGATATTCCAATACCAGATCCTGCCTCAAATTCTAGATTTTCAGATGTAGAACTAGCAGATATTGTAGTTGATCCATTTACGACTATTCCTGCAAAAGCATATTGAGTATTATCTATAGTTGTCCAAGAAATATTACCTAATCCATCTGTTGTAAGAACTTGACCTGAATCACCATCTGCACCTGCTATTCGTAATTTACCTGATAGAATATCTACTCTTTGTGAGCTGTCAATTTTTAAAGCCTCTACGCTAGCAGTACCAAGTTTAATGTATGTGCTTGACGCAGTAGTACCTATAGATAAATTACCATCAGATACAAGTGTTTGACCATCCATGTATAGATTGTCATTTAAAGAAACTATTTGTACTGTGGCATTCGAGAGAGTGTAGCCCTCTCCTGAGGAAGATGAGTCAAAGAAGTCGTCTTGAGTAGTGAGATTATTTATCTCTAGTGTTGATCTACTGTGAGTTGTTAAGGACATTTCTTATCTCCTGTATGTCGTATGTACCTCCCAAATCTTCATAAGCATTTGTTAGTATTTTTAATGCTCGTTTTCTCTCATCTACTTCATACTTCCATTCTGCATAATCAGGGTGATCTTCAGAATATGAAATTACAAGCAGAGAAAATAATGTCCCCTCGCCATCAAAAATTTGATTGAGGAGTAGTCTTTTCTTTGCTTTATCGTCAAATATTTTAAACTCATGTGATTCAGGCATAATCTCCCTTAATACTTTAATAATACTTATTTAATTAATAATTTAAGGTAATTGACTAACCTTCAAGCTCAGTTAGTTTAGCTTTTAGATCTGTAATTCTTGCTGTGACTTCAGCAATTTCTGTATCATGAACACCATCAGTATTAGATAGTTCCATTTCAAATATTCTCTCTTCTTCATTCTTGATTCTTGCTTGAACAAAAGATATTTGATCTTCATTTGATAAGTATTCATATGTATAAGGCATAGTTAAATATTACCCTTTATCTTTAAATCTTTGTGTCAATGATCTGTATGAATTTTTAAATGTAGTAGATAATTCATACTTTACTTGTTGATCTTCTTCTTTATCTTGTTCATTCATGACATCAGAAATAAAATTCCATTTATCTCTTTTAAAAGGTATTACTTGTATAAAAGGTGTACCTCTTTCTATAATTGTATCTTTTGTTGTATGCCAAATAGTAGGGAAGTTTATATGATGATAACTGTCAGTTTCCACAATACCAGGTAATACAGTAAACCTTCTTTCAAATTGATAAGTTGGTTGAGTAAAAAGAACTGAATAACCTTTTGGTGTATATATACGCCAAGGATTTACAAACTTAACTGCTTCAGGAAAATCAGTTTTCTTTAAAGGCCAATTATAAATTTGTTGCGCACTATGAAAATCTACACCATAAGGAAAATTTGTGTTGTCATATTCAAACAATTCTTTATTCCTTTGACCTAAAAAATCTGCCCACATTGGAATGATATATCCTTCTGCCATAAGGTCTACAACAGCAGGACATCTTTTTACAGTACCTTCACGCCATTTTTTTGCTATTTCACCTTTTTTACCAAATTTATTAGGCGGTCCATCAGGATTTGTAGGTTTATCAAAACTATCGTTCATTGATTTAAACCATTGAGGTAGAAAGAATTTTGCAGGTTTTACAGGTGCAACCTCAACTAGACTTGTTATGTCTGTTTTAAATTCTATTTTTTTGTTTCCTCCCAGATCAAACTTCACTCGTAAGTTCCACCTAGCTCTTCAAACTTTTGTCTTTCAGCCAATATTTGATTTTCCATATTAGCTAAATCAAATACACTATAACTAGAGTCTTGTTTGCAAGCCCAATATGTACTTTCTAAATCTTTAATCACAGCCTTAGATTGAGCGATTTTTTCTGCATCGGTCATATCCTCTGGTGGATCAAAGAATTTATAGTCTGTATATGCCATTATATCTCCTCTAGCTCGTCAACACGAGCTTGTAGTAATTCTACCATTTCAGATAGTTCTTGTACTGATTTTACTAAAACAGGTATTAATTTACTTGGATCTATACGACCAACAGGATCATCTCCATATTTGTCTTCTTCCTCTTGTGTAAAGTGTGAAAACGAAACACCTGAGAAATTATTATTTGTACCTGTATATTCGTAAACTGCATCTTGAAGTTCTTGGGCTATAAATCCCTGTTGTTTATTAGAATTGATTTTTTTAAGTCTATCTACATAGTCTTGATCATCTACTTCTGGATAAATGTATTCGTCTATGTATTCTGGTGTAAAATTAAACTCTCTAGGTTTTACTAACTTTAGAAAATCTAAACCAAAACCAATATCATTTATATCTTCTTTAAATCTTTTGTCAGAGTGAGAGGTTAGATTTGTATGTAAATTTATACTTAGATTTACATAAGATGTTTGTGCATAAGTGACATTGTGTTCGTTGTTGTCGTGTGCATTAGGAAGCTCACTTGATCCTTTTTTTCCAGCCAAAGCTGTGTTAAGACCTTGTATAGCACTAATACTATGTGATCCACCATTATTGTTATTTGCGTGTGTATTACTCAAACCACCATGGTTGTTGTCACCGACATGGCTACTAAATTCAAAAGATAAAGCTGATACTGTAGTAGAGTTAGCTTTATTATCTAAAGCAGTGTTATTTGCTTTATTACTTAAACCATGAACATTAGCTGTATCATTTGAGTGATTACCTGTTAGAAAGTTATCGTGTGAGTGATTAGCATTTTGTACATACACACTATGTGGATTATTAGCAAGTAAGTGAGAACCATCTAAGAAATTTGAGTGATTGTGATTATTGTCTGATAATACTGTGCCTGAGTTTGGAAAAGTTAAGTTTCCGTGAGAGTGACCTGATGTTGCTTGCCATTGAACACCATTAGTAGTGTAAGTTAACACATCTCCTGAACTTGCATTTGCACTACCACCTATATGTAATTGGGTGCTGTTTGGAATATGTAATGTAGGTGAACTTAAAGAAGATCCTTCAATGTAAAGGTTTTCTTGTTTTAGTGTTGTGTCACCCTGACCTGTCACGCCACCTGGTTGTATTGTTATGTCGTCACCAGAGTTATATCCTCTTATAGTAAATCTATCTGCGTTTGTTGCCTCAATAAAAGCAACTGTTCCTGAGTTGTAAATAAAATCTACTGCTGCACCAGATCCTGCACCAAATCGTAATCTATTAGCACCTGAACTAGATTGTATATATGCTGAAGATCCTGCTGATAAGTTTTGATCTACTGTACCACTTATAAGACCTCTAGCAGTCACATCGTTAAATATAGCATCGCCATTTGATTGGATTCTAAAACCCTGACTAGAATTATAATTTGTAGTTCTAATATTGTCGCTATCGATAGTTATTCCACCTAGAGTTCCACTTGTTAGATCATCACCATCTTGAAAAGGTGTAAAATTTAATTGATTTGTAGTGATACTATTTGTAGTAATATTTCCACCATCAATAGTTGTTGATCCTGAGTTCACATCACTTGCTGCACCACCAACTGCTATAAAATCAGTATCAAGTCTGTCTGAAGATAAAGTACCTGCTGTAATGTCACTAGCGTTTAGTGATCCTCTAATAGTTGCATTTTGAAACTCTGCTGTTCCATCTGATGTTATAGCCCAACCTGTAGATCCTGACACATAATTAGATGATTTGATTATAGAATCATTACCTGTATCACCACTAGCATCAAGAATGATTGTTTGACCAGATATTGTACCTGCTGTGACTTTACCTGCTGAAACATCTGCAACTTTTAGATCTGTAATTGCTGCGTTCGCTATCAATGCATTAGTTACAGCTAAGTTTGCAATATTTTGAGAATCAATTAAATCTGCATTACCACTTTGTTCATCAGATGGCTCAGATTCATTACCTGAACTATCAACTGCTGTAACTCTAAAGTAATGTGTGTCTGCATTATCTAGATCAATATATCCTACAGCAGCTATTCCATTTTGTATATGAGCAGAAGAAGCTAGTAGTTCTCCAATTTTAAATCCTGATTGTACGACTTTTTTAGTAGATGAATTGTAATCAAGATTAAAACCTTGCGTTGTAGATCCATAAATATTTAAATGACTTATATCTTTTGCTAAAGTGAAATCTACAACAGGGCTTACTGCACTACCACTACTATCTTTAGCTTGACCTAAGTTATGAACAAACTGTACTCTTAAAGGGTTAGATGCTATTGTTGCAAAAGTATCAGGTTTATTTGGTGCGCCTGCATCAGCAGGAGTTTGTACTGAAGTTATAGTAGTGAAAGAACTATCAAATCCTGATAAGTCTAAAGCAGCTACGCCTACTTCGTAATATAAATTAGGGGAAAGATCATAAATAATAAATTCTCTAGTGCTAAAAGATACTGCTGAATAAACATACTCAGTTGCTTGTGTGTCATTAGTATCAATAATATTGTTTCCATCACTATCTTGTACTACTCTCCAACGAAGTCTGTATTGATCACCATCGGTAATTGTACTTCCGTCTTCATTAGTTGGCTCTTGCCATGTCATTTTTATAAATGCTTTTGAAATACCATTACCATCAGAATATGTTCCTGCAACAGTTGTCAAATTACTTGGCGCGCTTGGTACAGACTTATCATGACCACCAACTTGATCTACTGAATACCCACTAAATCCTAAACTTTCACTTATGGTTGGTGCAACATCTCCTATTTCTAGTTGTACATCTCCTTCTTCCCAAAGACAATAATCTGTAAGTTCTAAATAAGTACCATCTGACTTTCTATAAAAAACACCATATCCTGACTTGATAGGCCATGTTATTCCTAAAATACGAATTTTTGTTGGATTTAATACTTGTCCTTGATAAACAGTTTCGAACAAGCTAGATCTTCCATCAGTAATTCTATCTGCCTCTGTATCAACAAAACCTATATCAGGATCAAAAATAAATATTTTATCACCGACTACGAAGTCACCTGCTATGTCGTACTCATCTAAAGAAACATTTAATTGTTTTTTAACTAAATTTAATTCATTCAAATAAGCACTTGCTCTGTCTGCTTTCAATCCTGCTTGTGTTTGTGGTTCAGAAATATATTGAGTTCTTAAAAGATCATCTCCAAATAAATCATTGTATGGGTTTGATGAAACTGTAGCATTACCAATGTTTGCCTCTTTACCATATTTGCTACCAATTAATTCAACAGAACTTACAAATTCTGACGCATCATACTGAGCAATCAAACTAGTAGTAGATAAACCTGTAATGTTTGGATCTTCACCTGTTTGACCTCTAACAATTATTGCTGTTGGATCAGTACTGTGTCCTGAAAATAAAGTTGCTGACGGTCCTGCATCTAATAAACCTTTTGTACTAATTTTAAATTCTACTCCTAAATCTTGGCATATAAATTGAAGAGCTTTCAAAACTGATTCTGTGTAATGTTTACCTGTGTAGGTAGAGTTGTCAGTAGGTTCTGTTATTGTTCCTTTTCTGATAGGACCTTGTGAACCATTTTCTTGCCTTAAAATACCTTTAGGAGTTCCTGTACCATCTAATGTTTGTTCTAAAGTTTTATTGTTATAAGCTCTAACACCTGATGCACCACCTGTTTGTGCTATAGGCATACCTCTAGTATCACCATCACCTAAATATGCAACTAGTCCTTGTCCGTTAACAAGTACTGTAGATTCATCACCCATTTCCAATGAATACACAATGCCTGTGTATCTTGCAGAATCCAAAAGAGTTGAATCACTAAATTCTTGTACATTTAAGTCACCAGGAACTATAACAATGTGTCCCCATGCATCTATTTGATTTATTATGTTATTTGGCGTAGTTTCTTTATTAAGTGTCAGATTAAACTGACCTGGTGCCATTAACTTTTCTGTGACACTCATGATTTTACTAAGCGCACAGTTTCAAATACATTATCAAGATATTGATCTCTTATCTTATCTTTAGTATCTATTGAACTAGCGCTATCCCCATCAAACTCATAACCAATAAAGAATTTCATTGTTGCAGTATTGGATGTAGTTTCAATTCCACCATTAGTTGCGTCCACATCAAAGTTCTGAGGTGAACCTAAAACTATTCTGTTTCCATCAGCATCTGCGTTAGTCATATAAGAATAAGATGTAGCATCTGTGTAAGGAACAGTAGCTGTTGGCTTTATATTAAATTGACCTGATGACCATTGTGTTGCAACACCTGAAAAATGCCTTGCACCTCTTCTAAGTGTTATATCGAATGTAAGTCTTTGATCTCTAGCAGTAGCATCATAATAACTTGTAAGTCTAATAGTGGCTACTTCAGGTTCGTTTTTTAGAATCTGTATAGATCTCCAACCTTGCCACTCTGTTTCACTTGTGCCTCTCGATATTGCGAATGTATGTGTAGATTTATAACCATCTCCGTCATAACACTTAGTAACAAATCTGCTTTCAGTCAAAGTATTATCAAATGTCATTTGAACTAAACCATTTTGTAATTTAACTGATGATGGAGAATTATTTGGAGATTCAAGCCCACATCTTAACCTTGTGATATCACTTACATCATCACTATAAACTTCACAGGCATTTTTATAAAAGTCTGAAGGATCTACTAAATATTTAGCATTATAACTTCTTATGCTAGAACCAAACTTAACTTGTAGATCTCCATCTTCTCCAGATCTAATAAAATTAGTTGGATCTGATGAATGACTGTGAGAATAATGATTAGTAGGTGGTGCGTATATCTGTGCTGTAGTAGATGTTATGGAGTGATCATTTTCAATCAATGCACCTGAAAATTGTGTTTCAAATTCTATTTCACCCATATTACCTAAGTATTCAAGATCTATAGAGTAGTCATATCCACCAACCATAACTCTGTTAGTGTTTACTGATGCACTATTTACTTTCACATATCCTTCTAAAGAAGTATCACCTTGCCAAATAAAAGGAACTGTATAATATCCATTAGCACAAGATAAAAGCTCATCTCTTAAATATTTAACTTCTGCTAATGTATCTGCAACAAATTTTCCATTAATACTTAAAGATCTAGTATTACCACTTCTCGTATCTGTTAATTGTGATGGAGAAGTAAATGTCAATCTTCCTATAGTTATTGTGTTAGCCATAATATCTGCACCTCATACATTCTTCATAATTTATTTTAAACATATATTCTCCACATTTGATACAAGGCTCTAAATCTTTACCTGATTTATTGTCAATCATATCTTACAAGCATCCCCACAATCTTCGTCAAACTCGTCTGATATATCTATAAATACAGGATTATCTGTAAACATATCTTTAGGTAGTGTAAAATCTTCTTTCATTACCTGTTCGCCTCCAACCAACTAATTCTGTCTTTTAGTTCTCTAATTTGTTGTATGTCTTGTTCTTGATCCATAAGTTGTGATTCAAGACGAATAACTTGTCTTTTAATTTCGTCCCATTCCCATTTTTCTATTTGCACATATTGATTAGTGTCATTAGATACTTCTAATTTCTGCACTTTTTCAAAAAGAACAGCTATATCGCCTTGTACAAATGTGCTTTCTCTAAGCATTTCAAAATCTACTTCTACTTGATTCATTCTGTCATCTATGCCTTGAAGTGTATTGACTATATCACCAGCAGTTGAAAGACCTGTTCCTATGGTTCCCATAAGAGCTATAGCTGTAGCTATCAAACCTAAATTATCTTTTATTTTACCTAACATTATCTACCTCTCAGACCTGTTCCTACAACACCTTCTCTGTCTAATTTTGATAGTGCTTTTCTAATTTCTATAGCAGCTTTTCTAGCTTGTATTGGATTAGAAGGAACTCCTGTGACATTTACATTCAAATTATTTACAGTAATACCTGTATGTCCTACATTTCCTATAGGAGTGATATCGACTCCACCACCTGGTATTGCTCTAATTAACTCTGGTCCTGCCTCTCCTACAATTCCTAAGCCAGATCCTAGATAACCACCTTTTGCATACATAGGTATTCTTCCACCTTTTGCATAACCTGTTTGACCACCTAAATCAAAAGATCCGTCTGCGCCAATTTTTAGTTTTACTTCATCTTGTGCGCTAGCTCTAAAATTATCCCAAGCACCTTGTACAGCATTGACAGTAGTCATAGCCTCATCACCATTAACATTTATTTCTATTTCTTCTTGTTCTATTTTTAGATTTGTGTCAAAAAACTTCTTTGCAATACCATCTACTGAATCACCAAATTTTTTACCAAGTGTATCTGCTAATTCTTTTGTTTTGCCTGTTACCTTTTCAACAATACTTGCATCAATACCTAAAACTTCTGCTAGTTCTTTAAACATATCAAATGCCTCTGGTCCCATTTGTAACAGTTCGAATGCATCCATACCAAGAGAAAATAAATTTTGGGCTTGACTCATTTGTTCATTTTTTATTTCCTTATTAATTTCTGCAAGTCTGTTGGCTCTTGCGTTTTCTGCATCTTCTAATTCTTGTTGAGCTAGTTGATATTCAGCTAATGTAATCACACCTTCTTCATATGCAATTTTTGCCCATTCTGCTTTATCTCTTGCCTCGTCAAGATTTTTAGTTTGTTCAGCAGTATTACCTTTAAGAAGTTGCGTTCTTTCTTTTATTAGATCATTGATTTTGTCTTCGTTATCTAAATAGCTTTGCTGTGCGTTAAATAAACCAAACTGACTACCAAATGCATTTTTCATAGCTGATGTTGCATCTCTTACAGATTGTTCAATAAGATTTACAAGATCTATAGTCTTGCCTTTCCATGATTTCTCTAGTGTTGGATAGTTATCTTCAATACCTTTGACAAAACCAAGCATCATAAATTTACCTAGTTCCATAGTTACTCTTGATGGAGAATTAGTACCTGTCACATCGTAAGCTAGCTGAACTGCATTACTAAATATAGTTTCAATAGTCTTTGCAAGTTCAGGATTTTGTTGTTTTAATCCTTTTATAAATCCTTTGATATAATCATTACCTAACTGTGTTGTTTTTGGTACGATTGCATCGGCAGCACTATCAGTACTTTCAAACAATGCATCTTTTAATTCTTCTGAGGTTGATAGACCTAGTTTTTCTAACATAACTTCTCTCAAGTTAAGTTGATCTGTATTATCTAATAACTCCTGTAATACACCTGAAAATTGTGGTCCTAGCTTTGAAAACTCTAAAGCTACATCATCAAAACCTTCATTCTTTAAATATGCTATTTGCTGTTCAAATATTTGTGATAATTGTATTTTTTCTGCTAGAGCTTGGTTAATTTCTTCCCCTGTTTTCATAGCTAGCCCACCAATACTGTCTAAGCTAGTAAATAATGATTCTGCACTTTCAAGAGTGTTTGATGCGATTCTGTCAAATATATTTTCTCTTTGCTCAATCTCAAAATTAGTATCACTCATTGAATCTTGAAGATTTTGCTCGTTTTCAATAAGTTTCATCACTTGTTGAACTTGTCTATATTGGAACTCATGTTCGATTTTTGTGATACCTAGCCTTTCCATAGCCTGCTCTTTCAAGGCTGCCATTCTTTGTCTTTCTTGTTCTTGAATAGCAGGAAGTAATGCATTAAAAAGATCATGTTGTATTTTATACTGCTGTTCTTGACCAGCTAATATTGCATCATATTCTTTTCTAAATTTATTTAACTGACCTTTTTTAAGTGCTTTTAAAAATGGTAAAGCCTCTTCTTCTGTAAGTCTTACTCCATGTACATCTACGATAGCCTCAATCATTTGTTGTAATGCATCAGTAGAGTCTTGATCAACTTTTAGATCTATAATCTTTGCAGAACCCATACTGTTAAATCCTGAGGAGGCTTGTCTTAAGGCTTCTATATTCGCTATTTGATCATGTATTTGTTTCTCAGCCTCAGCGAAGTTTGCATGTTCACCGAAAAACATATCTAACACATCTGCTTCTACTGCATTCTTCTGAGTGTCAGTAAGATTTTCCATAAGAGCTTTAAAGTCTGTGTTAGCTCTTATTACAGCTTTAAGTGTGCTTTCTGTTATTTTTCCTGCGTTACTAAAGTAATCTAATTCCCTAGCTAGCTTTGCTACTTCACCTGCTGATTCTGCTACTTTCAAACCAAACAATGAGAAGAGTCCTGTTATAGCTGTGACTGCAATTCGTATTTTGCTACCTACTAAAAATTTAAAAGCTACTTGTACAAATTTTAATTGACTTGCTACTTTAATTAAAGTTGCACCAAATCCTATTAATACTGCCATTAATGAACCGAAAGCAAAATTAGATTCAGTAAGACCTAATATCATTTTCTGTATTGTATTGTTGAAAGAAGTAGCAATAGGTAGTAAATTGTCACCGATCTGGATTTGTAATTCGTTAAATAAGTTTTTAGTTACTTGTAATTGAGATTCTAAAGTTTCAAATCTTTTTATAGCTTCTTCTGTAGCTGCCGTATTTTCATCAAATGCTTTGTTTGCTGTTGTGATGGCATCTGCCAAAACTCCCTCAGCCTCAGCAAGACCAAGAATTGCTAGCATCGTTCTACGCTGTGAAAGACCTAATTCATCTAAGATACCTATAACATCTGCACCTGATTCATTCAGATTATTTAAACCTTCAATGAAAGCCTGTGTTGCCCTGGCAGGATCATCTTCGAAAAATGCAGCAAAAGATTCTTCTGTTGTATCTCCTGTAGTTGCAGCTACTTTCGCAAATAAATTTAAGTTTTCTCCACCTTGAATTATTGCCTGGTTAATAGACTGAAATACACGAGCTACAGCAGTACCACCTGCTTGTGCAGGAACACCAATAGCTTGTAGTGCTGCTGCAAATGCTAAAGCATCTTGTGTAGTAGCACCTACTTGAGCTGCTGCCTGTGCAATACGAAGAACAGTAGTCATGATTTCGCCTTCTGTAGCAGCGAAGTTGTTTCCAAGATCTACTATTGTTGATGCAACATTTGAAAAAGTTTCACCATTTGTCTGAGCAATAGCATCAAGTCTAGCTAAACCTAAAGCAGCATTTTCAACTGTTAAGTTAGTAGTAGTTGCAAGTTCACCAACAGTTTTTATGAAGTCAGGTAAGTTTTCTACTGCAACACCTAATTGACCACCTAACTCACCAATTCTATTTAGATCATCCGTACTAACAGGAGTGACAGATGACATGTCTTTAATTTTTTGAGCTAAATTATCAAATTGTTGTTCGGTTGCCTCTACTGTTTTTCTTATTCCGGCAAAAGATGATTCAAAAGCCATTGAGGCCATAGTAGCTTTGAACAACTCCATTGTGATTGCGCCAACACCAATTATGGCTGTTGTCGCTACTCTGTTAATTTTAGCTGTATGTTCTTTAGCTGCCCTAGCTGCGTCAGCTGCTGCGTCATCAGTTACTTCTTTGACTTTTTGAACACCTTGATTGACAGCTTGTATATTGACATTAACTTGACCTGCTAATACCGGTGGCATTTTACATCTCTTCCTTAGCTACATTCTTTTGATCATGTATTAATGTATCAAGAGATGTAGCAACTCTTTCCCTGTTGCGACCTCTCCTCTTATCAAGTTCTTTTTTCCACCAACCTTTGGGTGGTTCATCTGATAAGCCTTCTTCACCATCATTTAAAAATGCTTTATACTGTGGTGCGAAAAATAAAGATTGATCTATAGGCATTGTACCAAGTAATCTGTAAAATTTACGCCATTCAATTTCCAAAGGATTTGAGATGTTATATAGTCTTTGGAAATCTGACTCGACAGCAGTCCAATTATCTAGGATATCTACTATCTTATAACTTATTTTGGGTTATCACCCTCACCTGTTTCGCCATCAATCTCTACTTGTGTTTCTTCTGTGACGACATCTCCACCCATCCCATATTCTGCAAGTAAAAAGTTTGCAATTTGTTGTAGCTGATCAAAGCTAACTTCTTCTTTTAGTTCTTCTAAATTGTCCCCACCAAATATTGATTCGAACCAATCTAGTAGATTAGATGCTTGAAGCGAGCCATCGGCATTTAGCCAACTCATTTGACTTAAAACTACACTTGCACTTAAGAATGCCGGGAATGTGTATTCCTTGCCATTTATCTTAATTACAATAGGTTCTAAGTTGCTCGCTTCTTTTGCTGCATCAAAGTCTTTATAACGCTTAGTCATATTTTCCTCCTATCTAAAAAGCATTATTAGTTAACTGCACCATCTGTGGATGCATTTGTGTTATCTACAATACGGAACATATTTTCTTTTCCGTTTGTTGTTCCCACGGATGTTGAGCTTGAATCTGGTACCAAGATCTTAAATTCAACGGCAAGCAACACCTTTTGAGGTGCTTTTTGGTGTGCCATTGAAAAAGCACCGACATTAACTGCTCTAGGAATATGGAAATGCCTTATTGCGCCTCCTGGTCCTTCTGTGACTAAAACCATAGATTTCTCTGTGAAGTCATCAGTACCTGGAGGTGTAAGAACATCAAATCCTGAAGCAAAATTTGTTGTGTCGTCTTCGGTAATGGTTCCACCACCGAATGCTTCTTTAAGACCGGTTAAACTTGCTTGTGAAAGCGTACCTGTCAAACGAATCTCTTGTGCTGTTTTAACAGACTTAATAGGATCAATTTCTTCTGCGACCATAATGTCTTCGAAGGTCTTGTCATATTCAAGAGTCCATCCATCTTCGGAATATCCAACATCAGTCCAAGCTGAATCCAGATCAGCCCATGCTGTTGCAGTTGTGTCATCTTCTGTAGGGAAGGCTGTGCCTTTTGGTCCTACATAAAGAACACCTGTTCCGATGAGAACATCAGATATTGAACCTGAAGTGTTATAACTTGTTGTAGCCATAAAGTTCTCCTAACTTATACTTACTAATAATATGTTTGCAAACATATCTATTCTTCTTCTGACTTATACCAATCATCAGAAATTTCTTCTTCAGCTACTTCATCGCTAACTTCTTTTGTGTTGTCCACTAAAGAAGTAGTCTGACTGACAGGAACGACTTCCCAATCCTCGTCCTCTGCTATGAGTCTAGGTATACTGAACTCATCCCATAGACGACCTTTGGATTCTTGTAGTCTTTTCCAATCAGTCCCATTAACTTCCGTCCATTCATTCTTGGTAAATGTTACACCCAATATCTCATCGCCAATTGCATCAGCAGGATATATCGGATTAACTTTAACTTTATATTTTGCCATAATATTTACCTCTGTAGGTAATATTAGATGATGATTTATAGATTTAAGGTTATTCCGAGTATCTGTAAGTCATATCAATAGACATATCAAATACTGCTACTTGTAATTCTCTAGATTCAGATCTTATTGGTGCAGTAGCTACATCAAGACTATAAATATGTGATTTAGTTCCACCTGAAGTTGTGACTTGTATATTAGATTCTATAAAGCATTCTTTATAGATTATTTGAGCTATGTCGCTTGCAGTTCCAAAATCAGGTTCAGGTTTAGTTCCATCATTTCCCCATCTTCCTGCATAAACTAAAACTCTCATAGCTGCTAAACCAATACCTGTTTGAGATGAAGAATCAAGCAAACCATTACCTTCTGCTCTTATAACTACAAAAGGTAATGTAGCCTCAGCAGGTAATCTAGTAGCTATTCTTGTGCTTACCTGATCAGTAATACTAGTTTTGCTTAACATCCATGCTCTGAATACTATTTCAGGATCTGGTGGTAAATTTGTTAAATTAGTTATTCCTGGCATAATATCTCCTAAAAAGGTACTCCAGGTTTAGGTACATCGGTTTCACCCTCTAAACCCACATCGACATGGTTGTATATGCTTATTTCATAAGCATCGTTTGGTGGTCTTTCCGGTTGAAAATCTAAATAACTACTTGCATTAGGATTTTTTTTCCTATTAACTATAACTTCAAAAGAACTTTGATCTGGAAAGTAATGTTTCAGACCACCTAAAACAGATTTACCGAACCAACCAAAGTTTCTTGCAGGTACAAACTTTGTAGGATTCCATTTGTAATAACCACCATAGTTAGTTTTCCACCAATATGGTGCTTGGTCTGCCTCCCTAACACCACCACCTTTTGAAGAACCGATGGTTATTTTTCCTAGTGCTATACCATTTCTAGATGAATATATTCCTCTAAATATAATTGAGTTATGTAAGTTTCCTGTAGCTTTTGGTGCTGCTAAACCACCACCAACAGAATGCATACCTAACATGTTATATTGTATGTCAGACATTAGCTCAGGTAATGAAAACTCTTGTATATCTAAACCCATTTGTCCATATTTTTTCATAGCTCTAGATAACTCTTGATTTATTCTTCCACCTTGCGATCTGTTGATTGATCTTTTTACTGCTGATGTCATTACATTACCATTATGCTTATATGTATAAGTATCTTTTTGTTTTGTGTTGAAATAGTTTTGAACTTTCATAGTCGCAATTCTTCCGTAATATCTGTTTGCAACACGAGTTGCTACACCCATATTTTGTGGAATCAATGACTGACCAGCTCTACCTGTAATTCTACCTGCAAATCTTCTTTGCAAACGAAGACCAACACCTTGTCCACTAATAGATTTTACATCAGCAAATAATCTTGCATACTGCAAACCTAATCCTCTAATAGGTCTAAGTTGCTTATCTAAAAAATTAACAGATAAAACATCACCTGCAAGAATAGATGATTTATAAAATAAAGATCTAAATTGATTTGCAACTGACATTAGGAAGTTCTCCTAAGCCTACATCTTTTCATTACTAAATTACCATGTCTATTTTTGTACTCATTTATACCAAGTACTTCGTAATATTTTGAACTTATATTTACTCTGTGTGAATTTTTAATATCTATAGATGAAGGTATATACAAGTCAAATTCATCAAGAAGCATTTCTGAATTATCTTCTTCTTCTTGTGATCTAGTAGTTTCTAACCTACCTTTAGTGGTAGTAAGAGTTGACCAACTATCAGAATAAAGACCTCTTTCATCTACTGAACTTGTAGATCTTGATTCTATAGTCACATCATCATTTAAGTATGTTTTGAAATTATAAGACATATCTGTACTTTACTAGAAATTTGCTTAATTTTAGTTATCTAATTTTTGTCGTAATTTTTCTAACTTTTCTTTTTTCTTTTGTATTTCTTGTAATTTACCTGATGGATTTTTAATACAAACATTACAAATTTTTTGTCTTCCGTCTTTATATTTTTGTGTTTTACCAAAACTATCAATTTTTTGTAATTCACCACACTTAGTACATTGTTTTTCTGTAGGGTTCCAAGATTGATCTTTTATATATTGTTGTGCATGAAGTACTCCTAACCAGATCGCAGGATCTTCTTTACACCAAGTCATAAATTTTTCTAAACCTATTGGCAAGTCATCATATAGATCTCTTACAGTCAAACTATGTTCTCCAGAATATAATCTATCAATTACTATTCTTGCAATACCATGATCAATAGATGATATTGGTGGAAAACCACATTGTTCTCTTAATTGCCTAACTCTTTCATGTGAACATTCCCATTCATCAGCCCAATGTGATAGTGGTTTATAAGGATCGTCATTAAATAATTTGTAAGCCTCTTCTACGCTTGGTATTCTTCTACTCGGCATTTTTCCTCCTTCTAGTTAAACCCCTCTCTTTACGAATTTTCCTTCTTTCTCTTTCGGATAGTCCACCCCATATTCCAAATTTTTCTGCGTTCACTATTGCATATTCTAGACAATGTTCTTGAACTTCACATGCATTACACAATTCTTTTGCTTTTCTTGTTGATGCACCCCTATCAGGAAAAAATATATCTGGATCAGCATCTTTGCAGTTGGCATCTTCTTGCCACCACAATTCTTGAAGTCGTAAAAGATTGTTTAAGGATTCTTCCCTATATTCCATTGTTCACCCTGTATAATTTCGTAAAATTTGTAATTTACTAATTCTTCGTATTCAACTCTCTCACGAGCAAATTCGTTTAGATGAACTGATAGCAATCCATGAAAATTCAAAAATCCTACCAGGAATGTGTATGTAACAAGATCCATTAAACAAACACCTGTTTTTTATAAGGTGAAAGTAAAACTTTGTCTGATTCTTTTAACAAGTTCCCATCAAAATATAACATTGGATCAGCGAACTTTACGCTGAGATCCCCAATGCGTTCTTCTTCTACTATTGCCATACTCGCCCCATTTGTCGAATCTGATAAATGAGTGTTTGCAGCACCGGTTGATGCTTGACTACTCAAATTCATAGCCGACAGTATTATTCTTGCAGATATCCTGGCGCTTGTAAACTTTATATCTTGAGGAATTGTTGAATAACCTGCATTATAAGAAACAGATATATTTTTTGGTTTAGCGCCTGACCAACGACCTAGAACTCTTTCAACTCGACCATTAGAATGAAATACATAATCATTTGTATTACCTTCTGATAATGCATTACCATCTTCTGTTATAGAAGAAATAGAATTTACAGGTATATGCTTAAGGTTGAGTTCACGCAAGTTATCACCGAATAATGTTTCAGTTTGATCTGCTACCTCAATATCATATCCTAGATAAGTTTTAATTACCTGATCTGCAAAAGGTATAATATTGTTTGTAATTGATGTTTCTAGAGCAGAAGCAAAGTCGATCTGGACAATAGCCTCAACATCAGATACAGTACAGAGTGCCATGAGCTACTCCTTACTTATTATCTGAAGGTTTAACAGCTTTAGTTTCTACTTTTTTCTTTGGTGCTTCTTTTTTCTTTGGTGCTGCTTTCTTGATATAGCCAATTTCTTTTAGCCATGACTCAGGATAAGACTTACCTGCACCAGCGAGTTTAGAAGCGTTTGACTTAGGAAGTTCAGCTTTTGGACCTTCAAAAAATGAACCATCCCCTAGTTGCCAAAGATCTTTCTCTAGTGTTATAAATTTATCTGACATAATGATTAATCCTAACTTATTTCTGCCTTATTTAAGGTCTTTGTGTTTCATTAAATATGGGGGCATATAGCCCCCATATTCTAAGATTTAAATGCTATTAAGCACTTGTGATCTTGTGGAAAGCCTCTTGTCTGTAGACAGGGAATCCAACACGCATAGTAGCTCTGATAACCATGATGTTCTTTGTAAAGTTTTCACCATGACTGTCGCTAACTGCGATGTCCATACCTTGCCTCATGACAACATGAGCTGCTTCACCACCACCGAACTTACCAACTAGGATTGTTCCTTCAGCTATTGCTGTTGAAGGGACAACTTTTAATCCCCATAGTTGATTAGCTACAGCACCTGCATATCCTCCTGCACTTGTAAAGACAGGGGCTTTTGCAGTATACCCTGCTGATGATGTTCCAGCAAAGTCTTCATCTAACTGAAGTACGATCTGTGACCAATCATTAGGGTGCATAACGATAGCATCTGGCTCTGTGAATGCATTTACTCTAATATCAGTAATTGCACCATAGATTGCGCCAATTCTACCAAGACCACCGGCATATGATCCGTAAGCTGTTTCGCCTACAGATGATTTACCTGCATCCAATAATCCTTCAAGGTTTGGAGATGTTCCATCACCTGCGATTAATTGGCTATCTAGTCTTAATCTCATCATTGTTTGTAGTCTTGAGTTCAAATATGACTCTAAACCACTTACATCTTGCATTAACTCATCTGTAACAGGTATGTTAACGCCAAGTTTTGAGATTGTTGCTGTTCTCTCGGTGAAAGCTAATGCTGCTTCACCAACTGCTGCGGCTTCTGCTGCCTCAGCTGCATTGTTTGTGAAAGTAGTTTCTTCCAAATAAACAAATGCATTTTGATCAGTTGTGATTTGATCAAAAAGGTTGATTACTGCATTAGGATCACGAAGAGCTGTTTCTAGTACACCACCTTGTCTTAATGACTCTGGTGGATATCCTGTTGTAGTTAAATTAGTTTTTAACTCAAAAGGGATTGTGCTTTGAATATTCTTAGCACCATTTTCAACATAGCCTTTGTAGGCTGCTGATTTCATGACTTCTGCACCAAAGGATCCTTTTTTTGATTCTTCTGATGGGTTAGGCATGCTTGCTACTGCTTCGCCTGAGATGTCTAGTTTAGACTTTGCCTCAGCGACTTTAAGATCATCTCTTAAAGATGCAAGTTCTTCATTTCTTTCAATGATTGCTTGCTTTTGCTCTGGAGTAGCACCTGCTTCTTGATCTTTTACATCTTCGAAAAGACTTTTAAGTTCAGCAGATTTTTCGACTATGCTATCACGGACTTTTTTTACATCCATAATTTACTCCTCAATATTATCTTCTTCTTGTATTTCAATGTCGGTCATAATAGATTCAGCTAAGATCTCTTGACTTTCTAGCCAAAGATCATCTAGTTCATTATCTAATACTTCTTCTGTAGGTAATTCAGCCTCATCAACAGGATCTTCAACTGTTCTTTCATCGCCTGTATCAACTTCCGGTTCTTCAGCAGGTTCTGTAGTTTCGGCAGTTGCCTCTACTTCTTCTTCTGCTACTTCTTCGGTAGTTTCTTCTGCTACAGGTTCTGAAACTTCAGTTTCAAGATCTTCTGTTTCCTGGACTTCATCTACTACTGCTGTTGCATCTTCCAACGCACCCTCCGATCCAAATTCATCTACGAATTTGTCTATTTCTTCAAAAGCGTCTTGTACACTTTCTTGAACTGCTCTGAGAGCTTCGGTTGCTGAAACTCCCAACTTCCTTCCATTCTTTTGCCTAAGTTCTCCTATAGATTGAACTCTGGCAACGAGGTGATTTAATGCTGCAAGCACATCTTTTACCTCATCAGAAAAGCGTTTACCTTGCACGCTGGCACTCTTTTCTGAAACTTTTAAATCTTGAACTTTCTCAGGATCTGGTTCAATTAAATTGTCCTTCACCTTTTTCATTTTTTCTGCTACTTCTCTTACTAGATCAACCCACCATTGTGGAAGATCTGCATTTTCATCTTTAGGAATAGCTGCAAGAATATCTTTCATATCGTTTGCAATATTTCCTAAAGCCTCCATAGCTGCATGTTGTTCTGTATGAGTTTTTGCATTCTTTTTCATTGATGCCTCATAGTCTTCATGTGTAGAACATGGCATGTAAAACATTTGATCATTACTTTCAACAGTATGTGATCCACTACAACCAAGTTGTTTAGCCCTATCTTCTGCTTCTTCGGCTGACATAAAAAGATCACCTTGTGGTTTTGCTTTTTCTTGATCAGTAGAATCTTCTTTAGCCATCTCTTTGGCACATTTTCCTGTTTTATCATAATCACATTTTCCGTAGCCTTTTTCTTCTTCTAGACCAGGTTCATCTTTAGAAAAACTATCGTGACCAAGAACACCTTTTTCATGTGAATTTTCTTTAGTGCTTTTTATAGCCATTGTGAATGTTTCTTGGTTAGCACCAACTAGTACAGGACTGACTTCATATACTTCTAAATCTTTTAGATATCTGACATCTTCGCCTTCGTCATTTGCGTCTTTTTTAAATTTTCCATATTCAGAATCCATGACTCTAAAACCAAAAGACCATTGTTGTAGATCTCCCATTGACTTGACTAAGTTGTAAGCCTCTTTACCGGACTCGGTGTCCATAAAGAACTTACCTTCGAATGTTGCCATGTCATTATCTTGTTTGATCTTGCCTTTACCTATTGGCATATCCCATTTGTGCGCCCAAACCATTGGTACATCACCTGAATTGAAACCTGACTTGATAGCACCTGGTAATACAACATCACCATCGCTATCTATATTATTGAATACTGAAAATACTGCTTTGACTTCGCCTAAAGATTCTTTATCTTCTTTAAGTTCAAAGTCAATGTTTTTAACTTCTTTTTGCTCGGACATATAGCGCTACCTGTTCTCCTATAAATTTATATTTACTTGTGATGCGCTTTTATTAAGAATAACGCATATTTAGTACTTTAGTGGTTTTTAACTACATATAGTGTATTTGCGTAGTTGCCAACAATCTATTGCCAATATGGTATAATTGTTACATGCTTGAGGATGATATAAAACTTTTGGCAACTTTGCATATCACATCGGGAAGTTTTCCTTTGAAGGTAAAGTCTGATCGATTTGGTGTTGTCGAAATTTTTGGAAAATCAGTAGAAGTATTCTTGGAGAAGAATAAACTTAAGGTATCAGACAATATTAGTGCTAAACAATTTAAGGGTGGCGCTAAAGAAAGAGATTATTTATTAGAATGGCTAACACTAAATCTGATGGAAGTCTAGATGAATTTAAAATGTTCATAGATACATTGGCAAAAGTCAACAAACCATCAAGAAATAAAATTATAACCGATTGGTTGGCTTTCTTAGATCACGACAATCAAGTTCGTTTGATTAACAAACTTAAAGATCGTGGTATAGAATATCAACCAAAAGAAAATACTAGATATTTTGAAAACAGTTAATTAGTTTCTAAAGTCTTTTATTTTTCTTAATTTGGATATTGGTTGGGTAACTGACCTGTCAGTTTTCTTATGAGAACCATCTTCCATAATTGCCCATACCATCATTGTTGCTTCTTTTTTATTATTATTTACTGAAGTAACTATTCCATGAACAGTTGATGGTGGATCTGGATCTTTATTAATTGACCAAGAAACAGGATCTCCTACTTTTACAGAATCTGCTTTTTCAGATCTAGCTGAGTTCATCTCAACTTCTGCTTGGACTTCTGCTTCTTCAGTAGATACATTAATTTCTTGTATTATACTTTCTGCATTCTTTTTAGAACTTAAAGGATGATTGCTAGGTAGTAAGTCAGTATCATATGGTTTTCTTTTAAACTTTCCTGTTCGCAAAGCTCTTAATAGCCCATTCACTCTGGCCATCGCCCATTGTTGAGGTGAACTTACATTACCTCTTACTGATCCTGGATTATTTTGATATGCTGCTAAACCTCTGTTGTAAGATGCAGTAAGCATTCTTAGTGTTGCTCTGTATTTTGGATCTTTAGCATTATGTTCATCAGCTTTCTTTTTAAGAGAATCTCTTACAGCTTGACTCAATGCTTTACCTTCTATTTCAGAAAGCAATTCTTCTTGAATTTTTCTTCTTTCTCGAATTACTTTTTTATATTCATTTACAACTTTTTTCATAGCAGGGACACCAGACTTTGTGACACCACCCCACTTCATGACAGCGATACTTCCGTTAAGCCTAGTATTTCCTGCATGACGATTCATAAATCTTTCTCTTCTTTTAACCCAATTTAAAACAGATTCTGATCTATCTCCAGATCTATACTTTGTCCATCTGTTAAAAGCATCATTACCTGTAAATGAAGTTGGAGGATTACCACCGGTACCTGCTCTTCTCCAAATCTCCGGCCAATCTTCTTTTAAGTTTTTCACATAGTTGTAATCAGGAAATTGTTTATGTTGTGAGTTTGAAATAGAAATAGTTTGATTATCACCTGATCTTGGAAAGTTTGTAGCTTTAGGTGCTTTTTCAGATTTTTTCATTCTATCTAAAGCACTTCTTGCTTCTGACTCATCATCATAACATTCAATAACATCATTATTTTCGTGATCTAATATGCACCAAGCACCATTAGGCATTTGAGCAACATACTTCATTTCCTCTTGATCAAGATAAGTTGGTGTAGGAATAATACCTTGTCTTAAAGAATCTACGGCTGCTAAAGTACTAGTCATAACTTTTTCTTCTAGATCCTTAATAAGCTGTTTCATATCTTCCATATCTTGATTCGGCTCTTCTTCTGTTTCTTGTGCAACAGGAATTGTAGGATCAAGTGGTCTTTCAACCATGTTCAAAGGTCTTAAATAAATATCATGTGTTTGGTCAGCATCTAGTCCTGCTTGTTTTCTAGCCTCAGCTATCGTAATCCAACCACCTTGTACAGCAGTATTCATTCTTTTGTAAACATCATCTTTGTCTTGTGATAAAGCTCTTACATCATCTAAGTTGTACATAACTTTTAGATCTTCAGCATCGAAATCTTTTCTAAGTAATTGATGTGTTAATTCTGATGCAACTGATTTCCACAAAGGAACAAGTTTTTGTTCTGTAAAGAACTCTCTTAATTCTCTAGTGTTGTTATAAGTTGCTGCATCAAGACCTGCACCAAGTCCAGCTAAGATTGCAGGAACGCCAAGAACAGCAGAAACTCTTTCTTCAGGAAGTTTTCTTAATTCAGTTAAATTCATTTGATCTGGAGAAAATGAAACAACTTCAACATTCATAGAGCCACTCAGTACCATAGGCGCACCTCTATTTTTACCACCAAACTTTTGTTTATACATAGCAGAAATTGCTTCTGCCTCTTCTTTGGATGGACCTCCCATTGAGTCATCTTTAGGCGAGAGGATAACACCTGGTACAGCCATGTTATGTAAGAGTGCTGCTGCATATTGTCCTGCTGCCTCATCGCCCAAGATTTCTCTTAATACCGATTTTAAAGGCGCAAAACCTCTTCTATGGTTATTTGGATCAATACCATTTCGTATATGCACTATATCGTTAGTTGGGACGACTATACTATTACCCCCAAGTCCACCATGAGGACTATATTTGAAATGTGTAATTAAAGTATCTTCATCACCTTTTGGCTCTACAAGGTTTGGCATCAATGGTACGAGTTGTACCACATTACCATCAAGATTTCGGTTTTTGTATAAAAAAGCATCACCATAAGCAGAAAGAGCAACGACAATATAGTGAGCTAATAAGTTGCCTGATGTAAAAGGATTCGGTCTATCTAAAAGTTTTGATAATGGATGTTGACTAACTATTTCTTTATCGGCATCAGATTCTTTTATTACTAATGCTCTTGGTTCTGCAAAAGAAGTTGCAAGAACATTCAAACAGGCTACGACTGCTGAATTATTAGATCCATCTCCTATGTCATCTAGTTGAGAAATAGGCCAATAACCTGAATCTGTGTTATATCCGTAAACTGCTCGATCTAAACTTGTTTGCTGATTGTATCTACTATTTTTTTGTACATTTTGTACTTGTCTTTGTGTAGGACTATTTAAAAATTCTACTGTCCTACGAAAAAATGATTTTTGTTCATCTGCCATTTAATATGCACTCCATCCTCTTGTGTACTGTGCGCTTAAAACTCCATAAGCTATGGCATCCACTATGTCGTCATGACTGCCCACAGGGAATGTCATCAATTCTCTTTCTACTTCTATCAAATAAGGTGCGCCATATTTAAAAAGAACATCTCCTGCTTCCATTCTCGCTGCTAAAGGCATAGCCCTGCTAACTTTATCTTTGTCAGCTCTTAATTCCTTTACAGCTAAACCTTCTCTTCTAGCAAACTGTATGAGCGAAAGCTGAAAGCCAGATCTTTCCATACCAACCCATTGTAAATCATATTCTGCCATTTTTTGTCTTATTCGAGGCACAATATCAGGTGCCTCCATGCGTTCACGAACAACATCTAAAATCAAGATCTTGCCTTTTGGCGAAACGGCAAAACACGCAATAACAGTATAGTCGGCACCTTCTTCGATTGAGGTAGCAAGGTCTACTGTGGCAAATTTTGTACAATCTCGTAAATCTATACTTTCTCCTCTTGCAAATATTACTCCGTCTTTTTCTTTGTAATATTTAAGCCAATCAGGTTTCAACAGTCCTTGACCTGCTTCTACAAATTCTGCCATATATTCTTGAGCATAAACAATAGATCCAACTTCTGTTTTAGCTTGTTCTACTTCTTCACGATCAATCATAGGATTTGTATAAGTTGGAAATTGAAATCTGTCCCAATTTGGTTTATTTTCTGCAAATTCCCATAATTCATAAAACCAATTATTCATACCCATTGGCGTGCTAATAAACAAAGCACCACCTTTTCTTTCAGTCAATGTAGGTCTTAATACTTGATGCCAAACATCAGGCTTTACGAATGCTGCCTCATCCATAACTAAGAAATCCAAACCTTCACCCCTTAACCTATGAGGACTATCTGCTGATCTTACTGCTATAGATCCACCTGAATGTGGAAACTTAACTTCCATGTTTACTAATGATATTTCAGGTTCTATTTCAGAAGGAAATGATCTAGCTGATTCTTGTATATCTCTCCAACCAACACGAGCTATAGTGTAAGTAGGTGCAACCCACCAAGCCCTTTTCCCCTGCAAAGCTATTTCTAAACATAATTGCACACCAAGTCTTGATTTTCCAAATCGCCTACCTGCACATAGTATTTTCCAACGAGCATCACTATCTGCGACTGCTTGTTGTGCATCATGTAAAGGTGGGAATATTGGATTTATTTCAAGAGAATCATCAATTTGCGACTCATGACGATCCGTGTGATAAAAATCTTCATTTAATTCACCCATGGGAGAATCATAACAGATATTATTTGGTTATATTCTCCAATATAACAATATGAGCTGATTTCTCTAACAACTTCTTATTCTCTATAGCATCTAGTTCTTCTTCTCTAGTGTATACAGTTTTGTTT